AACATCAGAGCACCTCCAGTTTCTTGATGTCCAGCTTCCGCCGGATCCGGCAAGCGGGGATGCCCGTAAAGTCACAGAGAAGATCCAGCCCCCATCCCTTCAGAAAGGAGACCAGATCCATCACCTCGCGCATATCGCCCATCCCATCGAGGACGCGGTACATTCGGACCTTCTTCGTCTTGATCCGGCCAAGGATGCCCACCACCTCGCCATCGGCATCGAGGACCCCGTTTTTCTGGAGAAGCTGAAAATCCAGCATCGCCTGATGGATGATCGAGGAGACCAGCCCCACCAGCGCATCGTCAGGACGCGTCTGCCTCATCGGAGTCCCTGCGCCTCCTGTTTGCGGTGCTCTTGGGACAGCGCGCGGACCTTTGAGGAACGACGGGATCCGGAAACGGCCCCGCCACGCCGACCGAAAAAGCCACAGACAGTCCACCAGTCCTGACCGGTCTCCCGCATCCGCTCCTCGATCTTTCGGCGAACGTCCGGACTCATCGGTCCTCCTTACGCGCCGCATCCTCGGCAGGGGACATCGGACGCAGCCCCAGATGGGCCACCGAGTTCCAGAACTGCTCCTCCTCCCAGGCATGGGCAGGGCAAAGATGCCGCGGACCCACCACCACGCAGGCCGTCTCCTTACAGGAGGATTCATCACACGAGGCGAACAGCCCCGTCGCCAGCTTCAGCGTCCCGTTCATCGGTGAGGGACGGGGATGTAGCTCGACTGAATCCTAAGCCCCGTGCGGGACTGCAGGACGTGCCGGTCATAGCCCGTGGCCCGGCGATACCACGACCACAAACGGCGGATCATTTGCGGAACCGCTCCAGGGCGGTGGCGATGATCTCAACCCATTCTTCGAAACCCACCAGCAACACCGCCAGCAGGATCAAGCACCAGAACGCCCAGAAAATCATAGAGCCTCCTCCGCGTGAATGTTCAGAAGCGCCTCGAGTTCCTTCTCCTCCTGCAGACGGTCAAAACGAAGGGAAGCCAACCAGGCCACGCAAAGGCCCAGGGCAAAACTTACAATGCAGCAGACCAAGGCTAGACCTAAGATCAGAATATGACTCATTATTGATGACGGGTAATGGGGTTGGGATGAATCCCCTCTGGATTCTGTCGGCTATTATTCATGACATATATGCTACGGCATATATTCATGAGGCGTTGACGAGGCCTCCTCAGCGGGAACGCCGAGAGACTCGTGCATATCCCTCTTTGAAATCAAGAGATTTTTTCAAAAATCTTTTTTCGGCCCGAAAATCTTGGCCCGGAAAAATTCCGAAAGACCCGCGCACCCTTTTATTTTCTCGATCTGCAGCCATTCCTCGTGCGTCAGCGTGACCGATTTGGATTCCACGTTTCGACCCTTGCCGCTGCCTTTTTTGCGACCGGCCCCGACACGTTTTCCGCCCCTGGGCATCAACGGACGGGGATATCCCCACGGCTTGATGCCCGCCACAAAGTGACCGACCACGACCGGGGCCAAAAGCTCCCCGCCATAGAGGCGCGTGATTGTTCTGCGAAGCGGTTTTGCATGGGGGTCGATCTCGCCCGGAACGAGATTCCCTTTCAGCGTAAAGCTAGGTTTTAACGGGGACAAAACGATTTTGTCGCCTTTTCGTTCCGTGATCCGGTAAAAAATCCGATCCGAACTTTTTTGACCGACGCAGGAGCACGCGATGGCTCCGAGGGGATATTTCGTATCCATGCGTCAACGGTCGGACGACATTTGATTTCCGTCAATGAATCATTTCATACACGGATTGATTTTCCGCTTTTCATAATTTCAAAAAAGGTATTCAACCAAGGCATGACACATCGCATCCTGACGGTTGTTCTGGCGTTGACGATGGTGGCCAGTTCCCAGGCAAGAATTGGCGAAAGCACGGTGAAATGCGCCGAACGCTACGGATCACCCCTTTCCACCCAGGTCGTCCCCGGAGGATATCTCTGCGTCCACAGGAAAGGGGATTTTCAAGTCACGATCCTGTTCCAGGACGGCATCGCCACCGTTCTCACGATCCGGAAATGGAATGGCCGATTCATGCCTGAAGAAATCGAGGAAATCATCAGGGCCAACGACGGCGAACGCGCCACGGATTTCCCCAGCAAGGACCCCCATTTGCAGATGAGAAAATCCCCCGACGGGTCGATCCTTTATTCGTGGAATGCTTCCCAGGGAGACCTCGTGATCGGATTCACGTCGTTTTTGGAAAAGCTCACCGCCGCACAGAACGAGCAAGCGACCGCGGCGGCGAAAGCCAGCACGAGCGGATTTTAGAGTTTCTCCAGGCAGCCCATCGCAAAAAGGCTGTTGATGATGGCAAGTTCGATGTATTCGACCGCCGTTTCGTCCAGATCGGGGCAGGCCGCGTGCGTGGCTTCGTGCACGAGGGTTTCGACGAGATCGGCCCCGGGGCGGACATAGATCGTTTTGGATTCGTAGTCGCACAGTCCTAGGGCTTCCGGAGCATTCGGGGGAGCGGCGATCAGGATCCGCCACCAGGCGCCACGGATGCGTACACGGGCTTTTTTCTTGTTCATGGCCGGATCTGCCGGAAATGACGCACCGGATAGAGACGTTCGCCCGCGCGAATGACGAACTTTCGATCCTCGACAAGGCCGGAAGCCACGGCTTTCCGGAGGAAAACGCGCGTCATCGTCTCCGAGCGCCCCGTCAGCTGCGCAATGGTTTCAACGGTTTGGAATCCCTCGGGGACCTCATCGGTTTCCTTGCTCATCGTCTTGGCGATGATCGAGGCCCAATCATTTGCCGTGCTGGCGGGTTTCTTGGCCATGATCAAAAGGGAAGTCGCCATCCGTGGTCCTGTTGCGAGTTCGGACCCGTGAAAAGCCAGGTCACCGAGGAAGGATTCTTCCCTTCGCGGAATTCCCCACAGACGATGGCTTGACCCCATGCCATCGTGGCACGTCGGTTCAGCGAATAGCCCATCGACCGCATCCTGGTCAGAGTGCCGACGCAGAATCCCTGCGACCGGGAAAACGTCCTCCCGGGAGCATAAAACGGGCGGTGCGTGTGCGCATGGATGACCGTTCCTCCGTAGGCTTCGGCATAGTCCCGCGTGGCCGCTTCGGCATACCAGGTGCCGTGCAAGAATGTGATGTCCGCGCGCTGATACACCTGATTGATGCCATCATACGGAATCAATCGGCACCCGATCTTGCGGCAGCCCTCTTCGATGTGCTCGACCGCGCGGTGAGAGGCATACGCTATCACGGCATTCGGAGATTCGCGCAGGTGCCAGAGCCGCGCCTCGTGGTTCCCGGCAAGGAACACATCGGGCCGCAATTCTCTGAGAAATTGCAATCCCCCATCGATATCCGGGGCGACCGGCTCCGCGCTGTCGGCATCGATCCCGCGGGCTCCGCTACGGAAGGCCGCCGTATCGACCGCATCCCCGAGATGCAGCGTCAGATCGCCGGAACGGATCCATTGCTTTTTCACTTCCAGGACGATCTTTTTTGCTTCCGCATCGATGTGCTTTCCATGGGAACACCCGACCGCCAGAAAGCGCGTCCACCTGGAGGTCACCGAAGCCATCACGCGATTCCCCAAACGTTCTTTTCCAGTTCGCCGATTGACCCCGTGTTGTCGATCACGACATCCACAGGGAAATCCTGCTGTTCCGAAGCATGGGACTCGACGGCCTCGACGGGGCGTTCGATGCGGACAATCAGCGCGCCCAGGGCTTTGAGGGCTTCGGCTTCGTCGGGGAAGCGGAGGTCATCGACCACGACGTCGATGCCGGAATCCAGCAGTTGCTTGGCTTTGCGGAGGAGAATCCTGCGCCAAAAATCCTGCGCCATCCGTTCACGCCCCCATTCCGTTCCGAGGGTCTGCATGGCATAGCGAGGGGAATGCCCGGCAAGAGCGTCGTGCGGATCTTCCTTGAATTTCCCAACGATCATCTCTTTGGCCGTGAGCGGCCCGACGCCCGCCTCGGTCAGCAGGCAGAGGATCATCTTCTTGATCGGGGCCGCGTAGCTCAGCCGCGCATAGTGGTGCTTTCGGACAAGGAATTCGGCAGCGGTCGACTTGCCGCTGCCAGCAGATCCGCAGAGGGCGACGATCCGGGGCATGACAGGGATCGCCTGTCAAAAATCGTTTGTGACCCCGTTACGCCAAAAGGCTTTTGGCGACCGTGAGGCGGTTTTCCCATCCGGCCAAGAATTTAGCTTGGGAAGGGTGTTCCGCCACGAGGTCTTCGTAATGACGCCGGATCTTGGCAAGGAACGCCATGCAGAGCCCTGTCGTGTCATGGACGGCAAAGGCGGCTGACCGTGTCTGGTCCCCGAGCGCGCCATCGACCGCGATCCGCGCTCCGTAGTCGTTGCAGGCCAGTTGGAGGTATCGGATCGCGGTGGCAATGCCGACATTGACCCCCTCAAAAAACACGATTTCTTGCACGAGGACCGGAAGCCCGGTCAGTTTTTCCCAATAGTTGGAAAAATAAACCCGTGCAACGGCATGCGGATCGGGCGATTCGGTCACTTCGCCATCTTTGAGCAAGAGTCCGGCAAACGTCGGGCCCCCCGAGTCTCCGGCGACATTTTCCCATTCGATCTGCCCCGTGACATGATTCAGTTCGCATTCCCAATCGAGCACCAGCTTTAGGGCGATCCGAAATCCGGCCGGGTAACCGTTGGCTAGGGCCGCCATGAGGATTTCGCTTTTCGTCATGGTTTTTTAAAAAAGCGATTGTCAAAAATCTTTTTTTAAAATTTAAAAGGTTTTGTGTTGACAATATACGCAGGCCGCGCAATGATTCACGCAGATCGGAATGAATTCTGAACTCCCGCCGGAGGGAATCCGGAACAACGAAAAAACGACAAAATGAAAATTGGAAACAGAGTAAAAATGACCTCCGAAAACTCAAATTGGGTTGTTGGAGAAAACGGAACTATTACTGAAATTCTTGAAAAAGAAGGAAAAGTTGTAATTGCGTTTGACGGACGCGAAGACGATTACACCGTTTTTGTAAGTGATTTTAAAATTGAAATTCCACTTCCTATTGGAAAGCTCGTGTTCGTCCCAGAAGAAAAAACCACTGCAACCATATTAAATCATTTTACAAGTTCAAATGGAGGATACGGTTATGAGTTAAAGTTTTCCGACGGAGAAGAAGGAAATTATTTAGCCAACGAAATTTCAGAAATTCCTCAACTTTTAAAAAGATTTCGTTTGTATTTGAATGGAAAATATTTTCATGGAGGATACGACTCTTTGGAAGAAGCAAAAACAGAGATTCCATTTATTGTTAAAGGATTTTCAAAAGAAGATATTTTGAAAATAAGTCCTTTAAAATGGAGTATTCAAGATATTGAAGAAAACGAAACAATCATAATTTCATGACAGTTTTTTCTTCAAAAGGCGGACGGCCGCCAAAATCAGGCGCAGAAATTGCAGGAAGTCACCTTCACATGAGGGTGACTCGAGATCAAAAAGCTGCTTATGTTCGCGCGGCCGTGGCAGAGAAAAAAAAACTCTCAGAATGGGTCTGCACGCACCTGGATGCTGCCGTAAATAAAAAATAAATTTTTTATGCCGTGGGCGAAGAGGGCGGGGGAGGCAGATCTTTCGATTCGATCAGTTTCTGCCCGACCTTCCCGAGGCCGAGGGCCGTCACCAGCCAGACCAAAAATTCTTTCACGTTGCCAGGGATATCGTGGGTGGTGTCCCACGCTTTGATCACGACGGCGATGCAGATGCCGAGCGACACGAGGATCGAGAGGACGAAACAGAACCGCATGGCCGAGGCCAGCCCGTTGTCTTCCGCCAACAGTTCCTTGACCCAAGCGAGGAAGTTCACGGGATCAGGTGGGCAAGCGAGGCCACGCAAGTGCGGCCCAGGGCATAGATCCCGGAAAACGTTCCCGCATAGACCAGCACCACGCAGATCACCGACCAGGGCATCGGAAATTCCCGCAAGATCATCCCGCTGATGAGCGTACCGAGATACAAAGCTCCGAGAATGGCGATCCCGATCAGGAAAACATCCCGCTGGGCCGCATTGTCATGGGCCTGCTTGCGGAATTGTTCGGTCAGGATGGTCTGTTCCTTGAGCGCGGTGATCGCGCCGTTGTAGTCGCTTTGTGCCTTGACCAGATCCAGCTTTTGCTGACGGCTCAGGGCCTCAATGTGTTCGACGGTGGCGAGGATGTCGGCCTTGGTGACCTTGGACAGATCGGCCCCCATCATGTTCACAAAACCGCAAATCATGACCATGACCGGCAGAACGTGTTTAAGAAATCGACAGATCATTTTCTTGAACGCAGCCACTGTTCAACCACGACGGCCTTCGCATCGATCCGGTCGGAAATCGCGGCGGCTTGGGTCAGGGATGCGTCTTTCTGCACGATTACCGGACGGGTGGCGCAGCCGGTGACCGCCACGAGCAAAAACAAGGAAATCAGCGTTTTCATAGCCACTTGCGAATTCCGGCGAAAATCGCCAAGGCCCCGGCGCAAAGGGACACAAGAAGTGTCAGATTTTGCAACCAGATGTGCGGATGATCGAAGAAGGACAAAACCAGCGCCACGAGGGAGACCAGTGCCGAGACGGCCGAGGCTTGCATATCAGTCGTCGGTGCGTGGTTGGACATTTTGCAAAGGGTTCAATGTCA